GTTCGTCTTGCGCAGGAACGCCAGCCGCCATCGTCATGCCCTTCACAGCGCCGTCTACTATTTCTTTAAATTTCTCCCACCTTTTTCCCATGACACAACCTTTTACATCCCGGTGGCTTCTTCAGTGCCAAATCCTCCGCCTGCCGCTCCGGTGAGCATTTCAGGCTGCAACGCACTTTCCATTGCACGCCGTAGTACGATCTCTGTTGCCCTAGCGTCGTTCTTCTCGCTATTGATGTCAGACTGAATCTTACCACGATTCTGGTCAATAGCCATCTGACCATGGACCTTCGCCATCTGGCCCTTCTCAGCCTGAGCCATACCCATCTGGAATTGAATTTCTTGTGGTGTCATCTTACGCACCAAGTCTTTGCGGTTAGACCATTCGCTGATTTCCATGAACATCGAAACCAACTCAAGCGCGTCAATCGTCCAGCCAGTCTTATTAAGCTGAGCAAGCAATTGCTGATTTTCAAATATCTGACTAAGCAAAGGAAGCATCTGTGCCATCCCCTTCTTAGCAGCAATGTGTTGCGCAGCAAGAATTTCAAACTTTGTACGACCGTTGAGATACTTTGCGAGGTCCCACGTTTTCTTGTAGTCCGCTCCCATCTCATCGCCCAAGATTTCTTTCATCTGCCTCTCGGGCATCTCTTCGTTAATCAGTTCGTCAAGAAGATAGATGTATGGTTCAAGCACAGTCTTAACGAATCTGCTGATCGGACCTTGCAGTCGGTTTGACTGAGCAGAAGCAAGCTGAATAGCACCACTAGCAGTACGGCCCATGCTAGTACCAGCACCACCAGTGTTTCCTTGAGAAAGCCTCTGATCCGCTCCTGTTGCCTCTTCTGCCGATTGGTTAGCATTCTGAAGTACCGGCCACAACTCCGCCGGAATCTTCGGCATCTCCATAATGCCGAACCCCTTGCGAACGTCGTCCCCTTCAACTGTAATGACCGCACCGCGCCGCAACCTGATATTCTGACCCGGCTGGTTCTGCGTCGATGCGCGAAGCATCGGCGGATTGACCGCCATCGAAAGCAGATTCAAAGCGGCATTTCGCGTGCCTTGGTCAACACGCTGTTCTTGCCCGGCTAAGTGGCCGATGCCCATTGACCAAAACGAGCGTGGAATTTTCCACCAGTGCGATGAAAGATAATTGATGCGACCCCATGGGTTCTTGCTATTACGCACAACCATCTTATCTTGCACGACCATGGTGATGCGCTTTGAAGTCGTATGCTCGATAACCCGCAACACGTTTTCAAGTGGGTCGCCTTTTTGAACTACCTGTTCCTCGCGTGCATGAGTTAGTATTGCTCCCGCTCCCATATTCGCAAGTGGAGCGGTCGGGGCTTCTACAGGTTCTTTTGGTTCTTCAAACCATGAGCGAATTTCTGCTTCGCTTGGAATGAACCATCCTTCTTCCATGCCAGTAACTTCGCCCTTGGCGTTTTCAACTTGGTGTTCCTTGCACAGTTCGATCAACTCGTAGCCAGTCATGTATCGAATATGAGACACATGCTTCGCTTTTCGGATGTCCGGTTTTGTCAGAGTGCAATCAACCAACACCTCTTCATTAGGAATATGCTCAAGATACGGGCACCAGTAATCTTGAACATTGTCTTTCACGCCAATCTCAGAATAATCCACAGTCTCAATGTTTTGATCGAATCCCAACCGTCCACCGATAGGAACTTTAGCTGTATCGCCCCGGCGTCGATATTGTGGACGTTCTTTTTGGTAAACCTTAGTTCCCCACTTATAAACAGCAGTGCCAAACAGCACTGTGTAGAACCAACCGTCCCAACACGCTTCCTCAAACTCCATCTCGCGAAACATCGCGGAGAAGATCGTGGTTTTCTGACGAATCACTTCTTCCGTAGTACCAGCAGTTGTTTTCAAAAGAAAGAATGGCGATTGAAAGAATATACCATTCATTACGGCTGGAACTATGCTATTAGTATGTTTGGCAACCAAGAACGACTGTACATTGGCCTCTTGAGTCGAGGTGCCCTCCCACATCGAAATTGGTCTGGGACTTTGGTATAAAGCGTCAATCTCCCTCCAACGCAAACTCCACATCTTCTCCGAAACGTAGGCTTCATCATTCCGAATATCTTTAAGCACTATTGCAAGAGCTGTCTCGTTATCACATTCTCCGCTACTGCTAACTTTCTTTACTGAGACTTGGGCTGGTGCATTCGGAGCTTGATCTTTAATTATAGCCATTACAATCTCCCGGCCATTCTTCGCAAATGTTCAAGTCTTTTCTTCCATTGATGATTCCAACAAAGTGTCTGGTAACCTTCTGGATAACCGCCTACTCTTAATTCAAGATAAAGAGCCTTACCCGTTCGCTCCCCAAGACGCCGTTGTTCGGCACCATCGTCGTCTATATGGTCAAGAGTGAGTAAATCAACGTCAGTTATACCACACTCAGGCCAACAGCAACAAAGCTGTTGCTCTTTTCCGTACTTCGTCAAAACCTCTATCTTAATTCTTAATTTATAATCATAAAGATATTGGTTCGTTTCTTGTCTATGCAATTTACGAAACTTCTTCTTTCGTTCATTCGCACAAACCAAGCACTGATACTCTAGGCCGTCTCGCGTTCCTTTACGATGACAAAATTTCCCCGGCTTTCCACACTTCGTACAAAGTTTCATATTCCCTCCCTAAAGAGAATATATGAGGCTAAATTGTTAGGGCAATCTAGCCCCACATTCGCCGCTATTAACCCAATCGGCTTCGGGATAAGCCCCTGCCACTAAAGGTAATCGGGGCAAAACACAAAAACATTCTTTATTATTTCTTCTTCTCACACGGCTTACCACCGTCTGCCATGACAAAGCCCAATTCAGGAACGAATCTCACATCACATATTTCATCCCCTGCTTTCAGTTTTTTATAAGCTTTGACCTTCAATGTTATGGCATCAAGCAATACGAAGAATAAGAACATAAATGCTACAAAAAGAGCAACCATACAGCCTCCCCTCAGTATCTCTGACTGCCATAGAAATCTCCAATCGGAAGACCGGTCACTTCATCGTACTCAATCTCGTCTTCCGGCTCGGGCTCAACAACCGGCGCAGGCGGCTCAACGTAAGCATATGCACCTTGACCAAAAATCATATCAAACTGTGCCTGTTCCCTAGCTTGACGCCGACGATCAATCGCCTCTTTCTTATCCTCCGTCCGACTTCCTTGATGGGCATATTCTACGAAGCGCGAAATAGCGTCGGGGATGTCTCGCTTTCCGCGAGACGAAATGAACTCTCGAATGACCTCTTCCACCTCCGTCTGCATGTTGCTTGCAAAGAACAGACGGTGATTTTTGTACAACGGAACAAGTCCTTTAATCCTGTTTTCTTTTGCGTTCTTCTCGCCTTGCCCGAGTGGAATCCAAACGATCTGCGGTAGTTTGATTCCTTGCCGCTCGGCTGAGGCGTAGATGTCGGTCTTCAACCATCGTGCCCCAACTGACTCCTCTATCCCCATGAGTTGAACTTCCGGGTAATCGCGGATGGCACTCACGATGCTCTCTGGCATTTCCTCTGGTCGAAACCTACCACGAATGATATCTTTGATCCACAAAGCTTCGTTATGCCATGCTCCGATGGCAACGACTGTAAAGTCGCGCCCACGCTTGTCGGAGTAGGCTAGGTCTGCAATTGCAAACGTCTTGGCATACACTGGCATCTGAGTCCAATCAATGAAGCATTTCAGAAGCCCTTCGCGGGTAAAATCCACTTCCCCGGCCAAGGTTGGGTTGTTTAAGTACTGACCAGAGTGGACCTTCGGGTCCATCAACATATCGTCGTGCAAAAACTTGAAGTCCCAAATCTCTGTGTCAAGATACTCGCAATCTTCCTCCCGACTATCCAAAGTCGGAGCAAAGTACTTGCACTGCAATTCTCCAACACCGTCTGGCCCGGTCCCTTTCAACCACCATGCCGGTCGGCACAGGTAATGGAAGCCCTTCACTTCGTCCTTGAAGTTTCCGTAGACAACTTCCTGACCGATGCCCCAAACGAACATCAACTTGCCGTAGGTGTCATCGTTCTCGTACCGCGTTCCGATTGTGTCGCGGTAGCCCCACTTCGGCAGCAATTTGTGACTCATGTTGAACCGGCGGTGAATAACCACCACACGCTGCGAGCTACGAATGTTCTGGTCAGTGAGGATGTCATCATTCTTTAAGACATCGCATCTCCATCCAGAAGTAGCCGATTCAATCGAGATCGCATACACCGTAGGGTCTGGGATATGCCGACCAGTCTTGTTCCACTTCGGATTCTTTCGCGCCGGAGTGATGAAGTAATCTTCTGCGCCCTTATCGTTCTCACAGACGCAGTGCTCTGTGAACAGCCGTTGAAACATCGTTGGATGAGCCTTATCATTCCAAATAGGCTCTCCACGAGCATCACGCTCTCCATCCCAGCCCGACACAGTGAAATAACTTTTAATCGTCCCTACAATGGCTTTTGCAAGATCAGAATCGCCAGTCTGAATCGCAACCCGTACAAGAGGGAAGTTAATGATCCAATTAACGGCGTCCAGCGCGTCAATCGTCGTCTTCCA